AAAATCAAAAAATTGGAAGACATTACCCACGCAAAAATTCGCGGTCTTCTCAAAAAGTTGAAACTCAACAAGTACTACGAACATGTCCCATATATCACCAATATACTAAATGGTATAAAGCCACCAAATATGCCACAAGAGTTAGAGGAGTGTCTCCGAATGATGTTCAAAGATATTCAAAAACCATTCGACACCCATTGCCCCGCAGAACGTAAAAATTTTCTGAGTTATTCTTACGTCCTCTATAAATTTTGCGAACTTCTGAGTGAAGACGAATACCTCAAATACTTCCCCCTCCTCAAATCCAAAGAAAAACTGTACCAACAGGACGTCATATGGAAAATGATTTGTCAAGATCTTAAGTGGGAGTTCATTCCAACAGTTTAGAAAGCCTAAGTGGATAGAACCTATTGGTATTTTATATCAAAATGTCGAGCATGCAACTTGTTTCCGGTGCCTGGGAGATGATCTCCCCTAACATTAACCCCTACCCAATCTCACACATCTTGAACACCTCCAGGAATCGCACCAAGGCTTGGCAGCTACACCCCAGACATCAACGCTACGACCACACATGGACCGAGGAGAACCGGGAGCTCTATATCGATAGTGTCGAGAAGAACATCGCACAAGCGAGTACAATCACGCTGTCAATCAAGATTGATGCCCAAGGCAGAGAACAAACGTACATCCTAGATGGTGGTCATCGTATCGATACCATCAAGCGCTTCTGTGGTGAGAAGGGCGAAGAGTTCATGTTTCGTGACCCACACGGACGTCTCTACTCCGACTTTGACGATGATGTCAAACTCAATTTTGATGGTAGGCTCATCACAGTTGTAACCTACCGCCTCCTTACAGAGGAACAGGAGGATCTACTCTTCATGCGCATCAATCGCCATCTGGAACTTGCGCAAGGTGAGACCATCAACGCGCAGAAGTCGGTCCCTATTTGCTTACTCGCTCACCAGATGGCCGAGAAGTACAAGCATGTTCTCTGCAATGAGAAGGTGGGCCTAGGTTACTGCAACGGGGAACGAATGGAGGAAAAAGCATACGTGTTTGTCCTCTGCATCAACTTTATCCTCGGAAGGGTCCAAATCTATGAAAAGCCTGGAACCAAGGTGCTCTCTGAAATTGAGAGGTATCGTTTCATTCAGCCGCTCTCGCTCAATGAGAAGACGAAGCTGGAGAAGGAATTTGTCACCCTTTTCAACACAATCAACGTTCCCATGTCCAGTAAATTCAAGTTCCATGATCTACTGGTGGCACAATGGCTTATGCTCAACGCACCCGAGGACCTTTCCAGCTACAAGCGGTTTATGAAAGCGGTCCATCTGAAGAAATCAGTTTGGGCCGACAAGTGGAAGGATGCAGTCAAGAACGATTCTGAGAGTAACCACGCGCGCATCGCGGGGTTGGATGAAAAGAACCTCGCATCCCGTGTTCGTTTTTTCCGTGAGATGTTTATGAATCAGTGATAGCCTATAATTGTAATCTGAAGTATATATATGAAGCCCAAAGTCATCATCCCCCTCAGTAACTCTGGTATCCTCAGTGCCCACGGCTATGAAGGTGTCAGGGAAAAGTCCGAACTTGCACGACACCGTGCACTCATGCGTGTCGTGCGAGCTGGAGAGCCACCCCTTGGTCTCTTCCGCCGTCTAAATGTCCTCATGATCCTCTTTAGACGGAAAGATCCCAAGTTGTCAAAGATTTTCAAAGCCGACCGCGATTGGGTGCGAGAGACTCTACTACGAAAAAAGATATAATCAAATACTAGATGATCTTCATCGATCGGATCGTTCGCTACTTTGCAAAAGACATCAATTTACCATCGAGGTGTTATGCAAATAAACAGCAACTTCTAAATAGGAGGGACTGCTGTGATTGTAAAATATACTGTAGAAAACCCCCAAATGGGGGAACACCTGTATTACAGGAAATTACGGTACTTAAGTATAAGGGCTTAATGTATGATAAACATGGAAAGACTCCTATACGAATTGGAAACCCATGTGCTCCCATGTTTAGACGACGTTAATGAAGAGAACCCAGTGGCGCAGCATTGTCTAGAAGAAGTTCGGAGTCTTCTCCACAGGACCCAGGAACTTCTTCGGGGCGCTCTTTTGGATCCAGAAGCTCAATATCAAGAATCTCTACAGTTCTATCAGAGTCTAGCCCAGGTCCTCCCCCTAATGGTTCTACTTCAATCTTTCGAATCTCCACCCCCCTACCCCTACACGGGGGATAATTTATCAGATACGCCGTCTTCAGACCAGTCAGATGAAGATAGTTTCTTGCCTGGCACTCCGCCGCTTCATTTAGAGATTTGATGATTTTGAATTCTAGAATGGTGGTGTTGTCAATAATCATATCTATCCTCAGATTTCCAATGACATGATCCTTAAATTTAATCAACACCACCCTCTCCGACTCGTATGGAATTCCCTTCGCCCGTAGTAATACTTCCATTGCATTATGATATACTCTCTCACTGTACCCCGGACCCAGGTCAGAATATATCTCCCGAGCAAACTCCTCAATCATTGGATACTGCTCACTTTAATTCTCTAACTAAAGTAAGATGTCCACCCAAAAGCGAAGGACTAATACCGTTAGTAGACAGGCTGCAAATAGACGTAGAGTTCTTGAAAATAGGAGACGAGGAGTTGATCGTGCAATTAATAGTTTGGCAAATAACTTTAGAAGATTGAATGTGGGCAGAAATAGGTACAATCTAGGTACCATCACCAACACCAATAATCGGTACATGACTGTGCGTTTAAGTCGAATTCTCATCGATAGACTCAAAGAAATATACACCCGAACTTGGACTCAGAGAGTTGAGTATGTGGGAAGCATCCCCTTCACTGTGAGCAATACACGAAACTATGTGAGATTTAATCAACCTACCGCCAGAACAAATATGCAACTAGCTTCTGTAACTCCCACCCAAGAAGAACTAAGTCAGTATATAGTGTATCACACACATCCCGTACCTGAGTACCAACAACCACTCTTCACATACCCCAGTGAGCCGGACTTCAGAGCCTACATCGGCAATTATCCAGCTGTTCAAGCAAATATCATCCTCGAAAATCAAGGATACTATGTCATAGATCTTATTGAAACGAATATGGATAAACCAAACCCCGATGATGTTGTTAGAGTTTTTAACGAACTTATGGATGGTCGTGAATTTCAAAGAGTGAGAGTTACTTGGAGTTCCCTCGTATATATAACCACCACAGCAGAAAAATGGAAGAGAGCTGTGAATAACTACTTGGATCCCATAATGCGGAGGCAGTTTGGTATTTCTGTTAGGTATTACACGTGGAACGAACTTGGTAAGATTACACTACTGGATAAAAATGTTATTATGAATAGTTAAAAATAAAATGCGATAAACTCTTAGCGTATAATAGGGGTCAATGAAATTCAGAGTCGTGCGCCCAAAAATGGCATTAAGGAAAAAGCGGGTAAAACTAACCCGTGAAGTTGTCCATGATTTGAAAGAAATAAGTAAGTTATCTACTATCAAACAATGGGAATTTGCTGGTGGTATCACATACAAAGAATTCAAGTTTAGTAAAGCAACTCGCGTGACTTCGAAAAAAAGAAACCGCGTTGATTCTCCCGAAATTCAACGGGTGTGGTATTCCGAAATAGCCTATCATACTCATCCCGGGCACGGTCACCATGATAAAAATACACACGAGGATACACCCGTATATACTACTCTTCCTAGTAATGCTGATTTTGAAGCCTTCATCAAAGGATTTCCTGAAATGCAAGTCAATATAATATGTGATTCAAATGGATACTATGTCATTGACATCCTTAAATCCGTATATATTAGGGCGTCACCTTTACCTGAATCTGTGTATGAATATATGAGAAAGCTCCGTGGTACTCCATTCATGCGCATTTGTGTATTTGGTGATGAAAATGTCGAGTATTTTCATACAACCCTAAAAAACTGGAAAAGAGAAATTAACGGAACGGTCAATAAAGAAATGGCAGAACTATTTGGAATATCACTTCGATATTATACATACGATGATGAACCCCCAATTATTACCATCTATCAGGGTATAGACGTAGTATAGAATCCTCTAATTCATCCACTTCATACCAGGCCCAATGACATTCCGACGAATCCTTATCTATTTCACACATTTCCTGTGCTTCTTTTATCGCTTCTGTGAAGCGTAAACGAAGTCTCAGATTCTCCTTAATTGGAGGCACATCTATAATAGTTGGTCGTTGGTACATAGCTTCAAGAACATTCTTACGTGTCTTGGCTAGTTTTATTTTGTACAAACTATTTTCAGAAAAAGTTGCTAAACACTTCATATTCTACCTAAGTTGAGATTTTTTAACTTCATTTCTAACATGATGAACACCGACTACATTATCAAACTCGAGAAGCTCAATGAAGAGTCCCGACTCAAGATTGAGCAGCTCAAGAAACTTCTCACTGAGGCCAACGAAGAGAAGGTCGATGCCCTCAAAAAGCTCAACGACCTCGAGAACAAGACTTCATTGTACCACATGACTGCTCGTGTTACCTCCAACGATTAATTTATCCGAGATAATAGTATGTCACCGTTTCATTCATTCATGACTTTAGCGGGAGTACTTACTACCTGGATGGTACCGGAGTACATAAAACTTTTCAAAAGTATAAGTAAGAAATAATGTCTTATAATGTCGAACCCTGCACCTTCAAGTACCGTGTCTCCTCCCTAGAAAAGGTTGTCGATGGTGACACCATCGATGTCAATATTGACCTAGGTTTTGATGTGTGCACCAAGCAACGTGTCCGTCTCCTAGGTATCGATACCCCCGAGTCGAGGACCCGTGATCTCGAGGAGAAAAAGTTTGGTCTTCTCTCTAAGAAGAAGTTGAAAGAATGGTGCCTAAAGGCTGTCGCATCTGAGAAGGATGATATAGAAATCGAACTCAGATGCCCAGAGGCAGATTCCAGGGGAAAGTTTGGTCGCGTCCTCGCGGAGGTTTGGGTCTCAGAGGAGGGTCACTGGACCAATGTCAATAGGTGGATGTGTGAGGAAGGGTATGCAGTTCCATATGTGGGACAGAACAAGGCGGACGTTGAGGCCCTCCACATGAAGAATAGAGAAAAGGTCAAGGACCAGTTGTAGTTCTAAAAGTATCTCGAATCCATAAATTACAAATCCATTTTTCACCAGACTTTACAGGTCTCCCACCATGTAAAGATTTGGAAGTGAATGACCCATTATTATCTAGATTTTGGAAAAAAAGTGCATCACCAGCTTTTAATTTAAATTTCTTATTTAAATTTGGAAATTCCGTTTCACCCCCCTCGTAATCGTCATTGAGAGCTAGAATAAATGTATATATACGCTGTCCTTCCATCGATTCGAAATTGGTATCATAATGCTCCTTATAGTATCCACCCGTTTCGTAATGCACCACATGTAGGTCTTCGCAATTATAAAATGTCATGTGAGCATGAGATGCACACTTTTCTGTAATACGTTTCACAACTGGGTCACTCGAATATAACCACATTGACTTACAATTTCTAATAGCCTGATCACTATCTAGGTCAGGACCAATTTTTGATGACGTCAAATTACCTAGAGCTTTTTGTTTAATATGTTCGACTTCATCTTCTGTGATGAAGTTTGATATGACAATTGGTTCATTATACATCTACTCTATTTACAGCGTATTTCTTTATCCATAAATTACAAATCCATTTTTCACCAGACTTTACAGGTCTCCCACCATGTAAAGCCTTAGAGGTCGCCAGTTCATAATTATCTAGGGTGTCGAAGAAAAGTGCATCACCAGCTTTTAATTTAAAAGTTTTATTCAGGTTTGGAAATTCAGTCTCACCACCTTCATAGTCGTCATTTAATGCGAGAATGAATGTGTACATTCTACGATTTTCGTCACCCTCAATAATATCTTGGTGAGGTTTGTAGTACCCATCGGGTTTATATCTAAGAACCTGCAACATTTCACAATTTCGAATAGGTCTATCTGTATGTTTTAAACACTTATTGATTACACCCATCACTACTGGATCTTCGTAACTTAACCACGCAGTTTCACTTTTTCTAACCGATTCCATTAATTCCCCTGTTTTTGAAACTGTCGATGGTTTAAGATTATCTTCAGCCTTTTTTATAATGTAGTTTCTCTCATGGGGTGTGAGAAAATCATGTAAAACCATGGGTTGTGGATACACTGGTAGTAAATAAATTACCAGAACTATTAAAAATAGTAAGAGTATCATCTTAGTGTAACTACATATAAATATTTTGAGGCGATCTACAGTTATATCTTTTTCGAATCGTTTCAAAAATTTCATTCGCATAATCTACAATTTTTTTTAACAAATCTGAAAATTCATCGTGACGAGTAGGTTCAAGTACATACTGTCTGAGAATATCACCTCCGGTATTAGCCACCATTTCAAAAATATTTGAAAGATCTAGTTGTTTATCTCTAAATTTTTCTCGGCGTTGTATATAGTTTTTGAATGAATCTTCATCTATATCATTTAGCATGTATGCTATACGAGCATTTAGGTTATCCACAGGTCTTATATCGATAAATAGATTT